CTTATGAGGAATACATGGCTATGGCCGCAAAGGCGGACGCCATGGGTGAAGAGGCGGATGCCGCTGAATTAGTCAGGCTCGCCAAAGCCGCACGGGAAGCTGCAGTGCAAACCCCGCAAGGCACCAGTCTTGTCGAAAGCTTCCCGCAGGGCGGCATGATCGTCAGAAACGAAGAGACAGGCGTTGAGTCGTTTACCGACGGCACCTACAGCACGTCAGACCCCAGCATGATCAAGATGATAAGTGCCGCAGGCGGAGACGCCGCAGCGGTCGTGAAGGGTCAATCAGCGCAGGAAATGATCGGCGAGCTGCCGACGCGGCTCTTGTCTTTGGCAAAGGGGCAGCCGTTTTTCAGAGGTTACGTTGAGCCGGTTGCAGCCAGAATGGCGTCTAGCGCAAGTCAAAGAGCTAACGAGCTGCAGCAGAGGCTGCTTGGCCAGCAATATGACGGCGGTGGCATCACGCCAGATCAGGCGCAAAGCCTAATAAGAGAAGCCATAGCAGGCCGCGAGCTGGAAGCGCCTAAAACGGTTGCCGCATCTCGCTTGGCCGCAGGGATCGCAACTGCAGCGCCGTTTGCGCCTAAGCTGGCAGCGGAATCATTCGCCGGTAAAGTCACGCAAGGCGTTGGCTACGGCGGGCCGCTGGCGGCGCTTGAGGGCGCTGTGGCTGGGTATGGTGAAGGCGGGGTGCCGGAAGCCGTTTCGCAAGCTAAGTCAGGCGGATTGGGCGGCGTGTTGTTTGGTGCGGCTGCGCCCGTCGTTGGCGCAGGTTCTGGGTACGTTTACGGCAAGTACCTCGAAAAGCCGGTGCGCGATATTCTGCAGAAGATCGGGTTTAAGGATACAGCGGCTCAGGTGGTTAAGGAAACGCTGGCTATGGACAGCGCAACCGCTGTGGAGAGCGCAGAGCGGATGGGGCCATATGGGTCTATTGCTGCGCTTGGCCCCAACACCGAGGCGCTGCTTGATACTGTAGCCAATAAAAGCGGGCCAGCAGCAACAATCGTGAAGCAAAACCTTAACGAGACAGCCCTTGTCGCTTCGCGTGATCTTAACACAACGCTGGACAATGTGCTTGGCAAAACCTCAGATGGCATACTGACGCAAAAGGCGCAGATTATGAAAGACACTGCGAATGCCCGCCGCGATCTTTATGGCGCAGCGTATGACGCAGACATCCCCGCAGACAGTCAAGTGATGGCGCTGTTTTCACGCGTTGACCCGACCGATATGTCAGGCGCTCGCTCGCTGCTTCGAGAAGCTGGCGAGGCTGATAATTATATTGGCGGGCAGCGCATTAAAGAGGCGGAGTTTAACGACCTTACTCCCGCGCAGCGTGAGGGATTGGACATAGTCTCGCATGGCGACGGCACATATACCGTGACAAGGCAGCCGACCGTGGCGTCCATAGATTACGTGTCGCGCCGTCTATACAGTCAGAGCGAGGCGTTAAAGCGCTCCGGCGATCTAGAGGCTGCCAGATCAAAGCGCAACTTGGCGCTGCAGCTCCGCAGCTCGCTGGATGATGTGAATCCTGACTACGCCAAGGCGCGCGCCGCAGGCAAGGACGCCATCGACCAGAAAATCGCCGCCGACCTTGGCAATGACATTCTGAGCCCAAGAATAACGCGCGAAGACGTGGCCATGGCCATGGAAAGCATTGACGACGTAGGGCTCAAGCAGCTTCGGCAGGCGCTAAGAAACCGGATCGACGAGATCCAAGCAAACGCCAAGATCAACCCGCGCGCCGACAATGACGCGGAAGTGATCGAGGCGCTGGCTGCGTTAAAAGCGATGAACACGCGCGCCGTGGCTACAAAGCTACGCATGGCGTTGGGCGATGACGCTGCGGATGCTTTAGGTAGGCAGATAAACGACACGGCAAGCGCGCTAATGCAGTTAGCCGGAGTTGCTAAAAACTCGCAGACGTTTATCCGCGACCAAGTAATGAATAGAATGAAGGAAATGACAGGCGAAAGCCTCGGCGAAACCGTAGCGCGTCAGGGCGTTATGCCCACGGTTACCGGCGCAGCGGCTCAGGGGCTCCTTGGAGGCGCAAAGCAGTCTGAGCGCATAAGACGTGTAGGCGAGGAGATTGCGCCCGTCCTGACGCAGCGCATGACGCCTGAAGAGCTAATGGCGCAGGCTCGATTGCTTGAGCAATTGACACCAGCCATCAGCAGGGCGCGCGCTGGCGGCGCAAGGGCGGCGGAAGCTGGCAGGTCGCTGGCAATGGGAGCCGGTATGGCGCAGGCTCAGCAAAGGGAAATGACCCCCGCTGAGCGCATCATGCAGGATCTCGGGATCGCTACTTTCCGCTAGACTTCTTCGCCTTCGGCGCGGGCGCGTTCTTCAGCGCGTTGATCTGCGCGTTCTGATCTTCGATCACGGCAGCCGCTTCCTCGCAAAAACGGAACAACGCCATAACGTTGTTGACGCGGTGGGGTTGGTTCAGATTGCGCACCAATTCGCGTGTCTTATCGTCCATGTGATATACCTCTCAATACAGATGTGCGGCGATACTATCCGCCATAGCCTGCGGTGTAAACTCGGCGGGCTTTATGCGTACCGTCTTACCGCGAGGCGCGGTGCGTAGAATAAACAGCCGCAGGTCCAGAGCCACATACGCAAATATGTGCGCATCGCCGTTTGCGCGCGTGAACACGTAGTGCGCCTCGCGGTAACGCTCTTTGCGTGGCTCAAGGGTCGCCTTGACCTGCATGGTCAACAGCTCGCCGCTGGCCGACTTAACCCAGAGGTCATCGTCCTGCATATCTACCCGATGGCAGCGTATCCCGCGCTGCTCTAGCTCGGCGGCGACGAGAAACTCGCCAGCACGTCCGATGTTGATGCTGTTGGCCACGCGCGCAACATACTGCATTTAAACGATTTTATATAGAGGCGAAAAAAGTTTACGATGGGTGCATTTTTTGCTTGCACCGTGCTGTGGTAACTGTATGTTAACAATATAAGCAACGGAGGAAATCATGGCTACTTTTAATATCAACACAATCGACGGAAAAATGTCTGGTCAGTTCAATGCGCCTAGCGCACGCGAAGCTGGCTTGGCCGCGATGAACCAGTGGAAGCCAGCCGTTGCTTTGGAAGTACAGCGCGTTCAGTCTGGCCCTAAGCCGACTAAAGCGCGCAAGCAATATCAGTGCGACTGCTGTGGCACTGATATCAACAAGGGCGACAATTACTTCAAGGTGTCTCGCTCAATCGGAAACCCAAACAAAGACACATATGATGGCGTCGGCATCACCCATCATGGCTTCCGCTACACAGCGCAAGTTTGTGTCAACTGTAAATAGTAAATCGGAGAAACCAAAATGAATCTTACGCATACACATGAATTTTTAATAACGCATATCACCGACAGCGGCACCGGCTTCGGCGTGCGCACCGACAACGGCGAGAGCGTACACATCTCGCCGCGTCTGCTCCAGCAGGCGCACGCAAACCTCGACGACATCTGCACCGGCATCATCGTGCAGAACGCCGTCGAAGAGCAGCGCGAGCGCACGCCGTGGGTTGCCGCCTACGTTCAGGAAAGACGCGCAGCGCGTGACGTGCTGGCGGCAACTTATGGGCTAGATGACGGTGATCGCTTTGCCAAAGATGAAGACGGCAACACGGTCGTCGTCGCAGGGGCTGGCGAGCCAAAGCCTAAGCAGGTCGATTGGGCCGACGTCCAGCGGAAGATCCTTTCGATGCTGCAGAGCGACGACGTCACATATTGCGAGACGGCAGACATCGCTGACGTCGTTGGCGTGGAGCCGCGCAAGCTGTCGCAGCATCTCGAAAACATGCACGCACGCGGCGAGATATGTCGAGCGCACGTAAACCAGCGCGCAAACCAGCAGCGCGCGTCGTTGGTGCTGTGGAGCATCAACGCGGATGTGTACAAATGATCTGCGCGTCATGCGACGGAACCGGCTTCATCGAGTTGCCGCGTTTCGTCAACACACCGGACAGCGACGCGTGGACAACGGTGCGCTGCCCAGAATGCCAAGACGAAGACGACTTCGACTGGCACAACGAAGAGGAGGAAGAGTAATGACTAAGCAAGAAAATATTATTTCGGTTGTATCCGAGGCCGTGGAAAAGGCTTGGGAAGGATCTGCCAGCGCAAAGGAAGCATCAGAGAAATATCTGGTTATGCTCCAGCAAGATGATGTTTTGCGCGAAGAGGCTACACGCCGCCACTTGGAGCGCATTGCATATTTGGATGTTGTTGCGCAGCCCAGAGGCTACCGCGCGCGACTTAAACGTGCAGCGCATCAAACTGTGCTGAACAAAGGCGAGACATCAACGCCTGCCGTGTCGCTGAAGAACATGGCACCCGCATATGCCAAGGATATGTTTGAGCGCTGGCTGTTGCCGAATACCGGCATCTGTTTGGGAGATGCGACAGGCGAGGACCTTGAGCAGGCAATTATGCACGAGACATCCCGCAGCAAGCACCATGAGGCGCAGCGCAGCTTCTATTCTGCCATAAAGGCCCGCGTCACTGATGATAAAGTCGTCAGAGATGTTTGGAATATCAGCGAAGTCAAAGCTGAGTATGAACAGGCTTTGGTAGAATAATGTTTAACAGGGGGTCGATCGACCAGCGCAGAAATGCCAACAATGCGACGCCCCCGCCTTATTTTGGTGCCACCACAAAACCGCAGAAATGCCATCTCTTGGTCGCGCCAATGGGAAGGGTCACAAAGACCATGCAGCAATGCCGCTCAGCCGTCACCTTTCCCAACCATTCAACAGGGGGTCATCTAAAGCATGCAGAAATGCCAAAGGGTTACCGCCCCCACTTTATTTGGTGCCGCTCAACACTCGCAGAGATGCCACAGCACTGGCGCACCAACAACCAGAGGCCACTCAAGTTACGCAGAAATGTCATTTTGCCTCCGCCTCGCACAAAACAAGGAGATCCATTATGGATAAACGTTACGAAGACCCAACCATTGCCAAGATATATCTGACTTGGCGCAACAGGCAGAACATGGTTCGCGCTGAAGCAAAGCTGGTGTTGCAGATTAAAGCAATCTGCCGCAGCTTTCGTGACGGCGACATCAAGGAAGCCAATAAGCTATTTGCTCAACTAAAGAAGGGCGAAGGCACAATGGATGAATATGCCGCCACAAAGCCACTATTTGAGGCAAGGCAGCCGCTCTTAGAAAGCCGCGCCGAGTTTGAGAAGTGGCTTGTGGGGCTGGCAAAGGAGCTGCCAGTATCAACGTTTGTCGATAAGGTGAAAGGCTTTGGCCATCTTGGGTTGGCGGGCATTGTTGGCGAGGTGGGCGACTTTATGGAATACGAAAAGGAGCTTGACGGTATATACAAGCGCGCTGGGCTTGCCGTGATAGATGGCCAGAGGCAACGCAAATGCAGCAATGCGGAGATGGCATTGGCGCATGGATATAGCCCGTCACGTCATTCGGTATTCTGGACGATTGGCGACAGCCTGCTCAAGAGCCAAGGCAAGGAAGAAAACGCTGGCCCGTATCGCAGGATATATGACACGCGCAAAACGCTTGAGCGCGAGCGTGTGGATAGCGATGGCCACGCACATAATCGCGCAATGCGATACATGACGAAGAAGCTGGTGCGTGATTTATTTGTAGAATGGAAAGCGGCATGACCAAGTGGACACAAGACATCATCATCGCCGTAGCGATTGCCGCGTCGGTGCTGGGCTGGATCGGCGCTGTAAGCATGGGGTGGATGTGATGACACTCGCTGAACCCGTCTTCATGGCATTCGCCGTCTTTTCATCCGTAGACGAGTGCAAGGCGTTTGCGAAATATTACGACTTAGCGCGGATCTTTGAACCGCAATGCGTTGAGATGGGCGGCGAGGCGGACTACCGCCGCCCATTTCCCGACGTCAGACCGCAGCCACGGCCAACACAGGAGAATGAACATGGCTAAATGGGATCTATCAAAACTGGAAGACTGCGCCAGCGTTGGCGCGCATATTGACGAGGACAGCAGCACGCCGACGCAGCCAACGCCGCTGATGTTGGTCATGTCGATCAGGCGCAAGGCAGACATCATGCGCATGGACGCGGGGCGTGGCCCCGAGCGCCTGACGATCAAGCAGCGCGCCGAAGAAATCATGGCGCTCTGCGAGATGCTGGAGAAGCGGCTGTGAGCAAGCATTCCCTGAAATCCAAGCGCAGGCATCCCGACGCGGTTCGTGAGCGCTTCGAGGTGGGCCACATAACGTTTGAAATCTGCGACCACCCAGAAGACGGCAGGACGTTTGCGCTGATCGCCGGCCAAGCGCTGGAGGCGAAAGACCGCCGCCCGCTGTTCACTGGCTACGTCAAGAAGGGCATGGCCACACAGCTTCGCAAGCTGGCACACCGATTCGATGAAATGGAGGAAAAGCTATGACGGAACACCTAACCCCGCTGGAGCGTTGGAAAGAATTGGCGATCATCGAGAACGCGCGCATGAAGCGCAGGCTCATTGGGCGCGATGACATGCACGCGTATGCCCACAAGCCGTGGCCGCTGGAGAAACTGCGCAAGGAGATCAAGCGCTGCCTGAGCAGACATAACGAGCTGTCGGTGGGTGACTTGTGCAGCATGATCGAGCAGGACGCCGTTCATATCGACATTGGGCTGAAGACCATGCGGGAGCGGCGCACAATCGTGAAGACGTCGTTTATTGAGGGCCAACAACTGTACCGGCTGCGCACGCAGGAAGAGTTCGCGTTTTAAGCGGAAAAGGTTTGCGGAAAACTATTTTTACTTTTTCGCAAACTATTTTGCCTGTGGGGCTTGCAATCTCCTGATGTTAACATTACGTTAACAGTATAGGAAATCAGGAGGAAGACATGAAAATCACTAAAGCAGCCATCCAAGCCCTCGCGACGCAGTCGGTCAAAGACCAATACAGTGTGGAGACAGACAAAGCCATTTATCTGGAAAGTGTAATTGATGCTGGCGGGTTCGACATCAACTTAACTGATCGCCCAACGCAATGGGATCGCTGCATCGACTGGCTTGAAGCAGCAGTTTAATCGCCACACGCAACGGGGGCTACGGCCCCACACCAACAGGAGAATGATATGTTTACCAAATACGCAATCACCGTAATCGACACAGTCAGCACACTCGACGGGTCACGCAGCCACACTGCCGATAAAGCCTACTTCGAAAAACTCAGCAGCTATAATGGTTACTTGCACTCAAACTCAGAAGTCACCACAACCTTTGACAGCCAAGAAGCTGCCGAAAATATCATCGAAGAATTGCCTGCCAGCCGCTCCGGTGAGTATAACAACAAATACGAATATGGCGTTGAAGCCATCGAATACACCCACGCAAATCATAGCGGATGGTCCGACGTGCACCCATATGAGATCGTGCGCGTCGTATCTCCAAAGACAATCGAGATCCGCGTGATGGATGCTGAGCTGGATAAAAATTGGAAGCCAGAGATCATCGCTGGTGGCTTTTCTGGTCACTGCACAAACCAAGGCGCTCAGAAGTGGTCTTACAAATCAAACCCTGATTACACCGTGATCCGCGCCCGCCTTCGCAAAGATGGTTACTTTCACTCAGCCAATGGTCGTCACGTTTTATCAAAAACGCCTTACAAATTTCACGACTACAACTTTTAAGCAGCGGGGGCTACGGCCCCCTCTTGCACAATGTTAACGCGGCGTTATAGTGGCCGGATCAACGGAGGTAATTATGAACACTGAGATGAAACAACTTGGATCGCGCATCCGCGCCGACGTCTTCGAGGCGCTGCGTGAGCTGTCAAAGCAGGAGCGCATCAGTATGGCAAGCTTGACAGAGCGCGCCATCCTGCGCCTGCTGGACGAGCATGGTGTGGACGTGCAGCGTGGATGATGATTTCACACTGACGCCGGAGCAGCACGCAGAGATGTCAGCGGTTGCCAGCAACACGATGTCAGAGGCAAACGCGCTGATGCGTGACATGCTGGCGATCACCGAGCACACCGAGATGCCAGACCTTGCCAAGGTGTACGCGCTGGGCGCTGCGCTGCAGTCTGTGGTCGGCTTCATGCGTGACAACGACTGCGACGTGCAGGACGCCATCGCCATGTGCATGGGGATCATATTCGAGACGTACAGCACGCCCGACAAGGAGGACATGCATTGAGCATCGTGACGTGTGGCATAGACTGCGGCTACCGCACAGGCGGCGTGGCGCTGGTCGGTGAAAACTGGTCAGAGGTGCATGACCTGCCCGTCTACAGCGAGGGCGGCGTAGACGTCGTGGCTTTAATGGATATTCTCACGTCTGTGGATCGGCTCGATCACATCTGGATCGAGAAGCAGCAGGCGATGCCAAAGCAGGGCGTGTCCAGCACGTTCAAGCTGGGGTATGCGTTTGGCCAGATCACGACGACCGTGGCGCTGTCGCGCACGCGCTACACCATGGTGACGCCGGTCGTGTGGAAGCGGGCCATGAACCTGCCAAAGGATAAAGACGCGGCGCGTCGCATGGCGCAGCAGTGGTTCCCCGACAGGGCAAGCGAGCTGAAGCGCAAGAAGGATGAACATAGAGCAGAGGCGCTGCTGATAGCGCTCTACGGAAGGGGGAAGGCGTGAACCGCTACAAGGATTTCGTCAACAATTTAAAAATTGTTTATGACGAAAAAAGTGACGAACACTTTCTCAACATTGGCTCGGCATTTTTTGATGCTGATACAAGTAAGTTCAGCAAAGAAGAACAAGATCAAGTTTGGATGTGCCACATGTTTTTCGCTCAAATGGGGAATGAGTGTCAATTTTTAGACGGTGTGAAAAGTTTTTCTGGAGAGCATTTTGAAGCATTACCAGAAAATTTATGGAATAAAAGCGGGGAAAATACATGACCATATCGACAACCATGTCCAACGAGGAATACCACCTCAGCGACGCGCTCAGCGCCTCTGGGGCCAAGACAATCGCCATGAAGTCGCTGGCCCATTACAAGTATGCCGAGCGCAAGGAAAGCAGCGTTTTCGACGTGGGCACGGCCACGCACACATTGGTGTTCGAGCCGAGTTTAGCGTCCAGCGTATGGTGCGGGCCGGAGACGCGGCGCGGCAAAGACTGGGCGCAGCACAAGGCAGAGGCCGACGCCAATGGCGCGCTGCTGCTGACGGAAGGCGATTACAAGATCGCCGTGGACGCGGCAAACGCGGTGCGCAGCAACAAGGAGGTGGCCAAGCTGCTATCCGGCGATCTGGTCTGCGAGGCCAGCATATTTGCGAAGGACACGCAGACAGGCGTGGACATGCGCTGCCGTCCAGACGGGTGGCGTCGTGACATAGGGGCGCTGATAGATTTGAAGACGACCATAGCGCCTGACCCCGAGGGCTTCAGCAAGCAAATCGCCAATTATGGCTATCACATTCAGGAAAGCTTCTACCGCAGGACAATGGGCCTGATCGGGGAGGAGATCGACAGGTTTATCTTCATCAGCGTGGGCAAGGAAGCGCCTTATCCCGTTGGTGTGTACGAGCTTGACTGGCGCACGCTCGCAGAGGGCGACGCGGCAGTTCAACACGCGCTAGAGAAATTTGCGATAGCGCGCAACACGGGCGTCTGGGACTACGGGTATGGGGAGCTGCAAACGCTTCAAATACCGCGCTGGGCGTTCAACTTCACCGCGTCACACGGCGCATAACACAGGCACACAACGTCAAGGAGACAAACATGCCAATATCATTCGGAGAATCATCAGACGCGAGCGGCGCGTATATACGGGTCAACCTTCCGCAAAACCGCTGGACGGTAAACAAGGGCGGCGACCCCGAAGTCATCGACATGGCCAAGGGTATCGCAATCGACATTGCTGCGGTCAAGTTTGGGTGGCTCAAGATCGCCGTCGGAACGCGCGACTGGCAGGAATGGCCGTCGCCATCGCAGCCGCTGCCAAAGCCGACCGAGACGGACGCGGAGGGTAAGCCAGCGTACAAGCAGGGCTTCGACGTGGACTGCTGGATGTCGGACGGCACCAAGGCGCAGTTCAGCAACAACTCATACGGCACGGGGCAGTTTATCGCCAAGCTTTACAATCAAGCGGAAAACGCGCCAGAGTTTGCGCAGGGCATGGTGCCGGTCGTCAGCGTCACGACGTCCACGCCTGTCGTGGTCGGCAAAGGCACGTCATACGATCTGGGGTTCACCATCGCAAAGTGGATCGCGAAACCCGCAGACAGCACACCGCCTAAGCCGGAGCCGGTGCCAACCGCAGCGGCACCAGTTTCCAGCGTTGTAGACGCAGACGACTTCGGCTTCTAGGATAACAAGTTCCACGCCTGCTACGGCGGGCGTGGTTATAACAAAAGTTAAAACGGGGTAGCGGGATGAGCGTAAACTATTTTCAGAAGGTACGGGAAAGCGTCGTAACCGAGATCGGCATGGCGCCGCAGGGGCGTCGCAACGAGGCGCTGAACCTAGCTGCATACGCGCTGGGTCGGCACGCGCACATGGACGCCAGCAACATAGACAGCAGCGTCATAGACTTGCACACGGCTGCCAAGGCAATCGGGCTGCAGGAACACGAGATCAAGGCAACCATTGGCAGCGGGTTCAAGCGGGGCAGCGAAAACCCGAAGACGCTGGAGAACGATGACGCGATGCCGTTCCAGCCGAGCGAGATGGATCGCCTGATCGTGCGCTTGGCCAGCAAGGATCTGCTGATCCGCGACGAGGAAACGCGCGCCGAGAAAATCGCAAAGGCGCAGGCCGCGTGGGAGCGCAGCGTGCCAATATCACGCGAGAACAAGGACGCCGTCAGACCGGCGCTGCTGTACCTGAACAATCGCGGGATGCGCGCAGGCGTGGCAGAGGGCGTCGCGCGCTTCAGCCCCAGCTTATACGACGGGCCAGCGATACTGTTTCCCGCGACCAACGCCGAGGGCGACGTCTGCGGCGTGCAGGCGGTGCTGCTGACGCCGGACGGGAAGAAGCGCGAGCATAACAACATCAACAAGTATTCACGCGGATCACTGGTCGGCAATGCCATGCGGATCGGCGACCAGCACGAGGGCGGCGCGATCATATTGGTCGAGGGTCCAGAGGATGCGCTGAGCGTGCGTCAGGCGATCATGGGCCATGTGGAGGCAACAATCGTCTGCACGTTTGGCAAGTCGGGCATGAAGACGTTTAACGCGCCACGCGCATCAGACGTCACGATCTGCGCGGACCCTGACTTAGACGTGGAGGCGGTGTCCGACGTGCTGCGCGGCGACGGCAGCACCGACGTCCACGTCGTGCGCTTCGACGCGCTGGGCGTGGAAAACGTAAAGGATGCAAACGACTACCTGCAGGAAGCGGGCGCGGAGAAGCTGCGCGAGGCGCTGGCGCTGGCGAAGCCGGTCGAGGAAGTGAAGCAGGAGCGCATCGCAGGCGAGCGCCAGTGGCCAACTGCATACGAGCCAATAGATCCCGCGACAATACCGGCGCGGCGGTGGATCTACGGGCAGCACTACATACGAGGCCATGTCAGCGTGCTTGCCTCGGCGGGCGGCGTCGGGAAGACGTCGCTGCAGATCGTGGAGGCATTGTGCATTGGAACGGGCAAGCCGCTGCTGGGCGAGGCCATACACGAGCCGTGCAAGGTGTGGATTATCAACCTCGAAGATCCGCTGGAGGAGATGCAGAGACGCCTTGCGGCGGCGATGCTGCATTACGGCGTCACCGCCGATGAAATACGGGGGCGCTTGTTCCTCGACGCCGGCAGGAGCTTGAACATGGTCTTCGCCAATCAGGGGCGCGACGGGATCGAGGTCAACGACGAAATGCTCGACTACATGGCGGCCAAGATCAAGGAGAACGACATCGGCATGGTGATGATCGACCCGTGGGTCGGCGCCAACCAGATCAACGAAAACGACAACGTGGCCATGAATGCAGCCGTCGGTGCCGTGCGTAGCGTCTGCGACGAGACAGACTGCGCCGTGGCGCTGGTGCATCACATCCGCAAGGGCAACGGCGACGAGGCAACCGTGGACAGCGTCAGGGGCGCGGGGTCGCTGATCGGGGCGGCGCGTGCGGCGCGGGTCATCAACAAGATCAGCTCGGAAGACGCGCAGAAGCTGGGCGTGTCAGAGGCGGAGAGCCTCGGCATATTCCGCGTGGACGACGGCAAGGCAAACTTGGCGCCGCCAGCAGCGAAGGCGGTCTACCGGCGCATGGTGGGCGTGCAGCTGCCAAACATGGAATATGTCGGCGTGGCCACGGAATATGCGATGCCGGATCTATTCGACGGCATATCGGCGCGCGACGCGATGAAGGTGCAGCGTGACGTCGGGGCGGCGGAGGCGGCGGATGACCCGTACCGCGAAAACGTGCGCAGCAAGCGCTGGATCGGCGTGGCGGTGGCAGGCGCGCTGGATCTGGACTTGGAGAAGAAACACGAAAAGGCGAAGGCCAAGGCAATCGCCAAGACGTGGATCGACACGGGCGTATTGCGCACGGCCAAGTGGACGGATGCACGCGCTGGGCGTGACGTGCAAATCGTTACCGTCGGGGAGTGGATCAACGGCGATGAGGCGGGCTTGTGAGCGTGTCCACGTTTACCACAGTGGACTGTGGGGGAGTGTGGGAGTGTGGGAATAATACAGTGAAATCCTTCCACCACAGTCAACGTATATATATACGTGACTGTGGTGGTGGACTGTGGTGGTGGAAAACGGACTGTGGAAGGGAGGGATACTTGCATGGCTAATCAGAAGGGGCGTCGCCCTACGGCAAAGCAGATAGCGGCGAAGGGGAAGTTTACGGTTGGCGAAAGGACGGAGCCAATACCGGCGTCTGTCTGGGGTCAGCTTGAGCCGCTGGATCGGGTGGCGAGGGAAATGACGGAGCGGTGGGGTGATGCGCTGCCGTCGCTGGTCACGCCGGATCTGGCAGGCAAGTTCGAGGCGGCCTATGAAGCGCTGAAGGAGGCAGTCGTGGAGCGTGACGTCGTAAGGACGAACAAGATCGCCACGCAGCTCATGGCGGGGTGGAAGCGCATGGAAGCGGAAGCGGAGGGCGCGGGGCATAAGCCGCTGTCGCCGCACGCTTGGTGCGTGGAGGTGGATAACGGGAAGATCGTGTGCTTCGCGAGGCAGGGATGCGCTGAGCTGCGCAAGCGGTATCCGCAGTGGGTGGTCTACTCGTTTGAGGATGCGGCGTGTATACTGAAGCAGCATTTCAGCGAGGCGTTTTTACAGAAGGCGTTTGAGACGTTTCCCAACGCGAAGGTGACGCGTGTGGTGGATGGAAGTGGCAACAATAACATTGAGGATGACATACCATGGTGACGAGGGAAGATATTTTACGCACGGCGGGTGACTTGATCACGGGCGACAGGCAGCGGACGTATGGATCCGCAAAGGCGTCGCACGCGACCATTGCTGGCATGTGGTCGGCGTATCTCGGCGTGCCTGTGACAGAGGTGGACGTGGCGGCGATGATGGTGCTGCTGAAGGTATCGCGGTCGCGTTCAAGCGATCACTCGGACAATTGGGTGGACGTGTGCGGGTACGCTGCGATAGCGGGTGAACTGGAGGCTGGCGATGGGTGAAATCGGGAAGGCGAAGATCGCGGCGATCAACGCGGTCGGCGAGGACGAGATATTCGACCGGATGTCACGCGGTGAAACCGTGAGCAAGATCATTGGCGAGTTCAATGTGGGGTGGAAGCTGTGGAACAAGTGGCTCGACGCTGAGCGCGGGCGTAAGGAGCGATACAGAGCGGCACAGGAGGCCGCTGGTCACTTCTTCGCGTCACGCGCGGTGGATACGGCGCAGAACGCTGATCCCGCGACGGTGAACGTGTCACGCTTGCAGGTGGACACGGACAAGTGGATCGCGTCGAAGCTGAACCAGCAATACGACGTGCGGCAGAAGGACATCGCGATCAACATCAGCGTGAACGACTTGCACGCGCAGGCAGCGCAGTTGCTTGGCGACGTGGACGATATCGAGGACGCTGAGATCGTGGAAGAGGATGGCGAATGATGGCGATTTTGCACATCGAGAGAGGGAAGCGCACAGGCGCGCGCGGTTACCTTAACCTGACTGGATGGTCAAGATTGCGGTATCATATTACCGCTCCGCAGCGCAGCAATATGCACAACGATACAACTTTAAATAGTTGTAAAACGCTAACGTGCTGATATTGCTGCATATTTTATTTAACATAATAACGATTATGCGATTCCAGCCGGTTTCGGGCGCGTTTTCTGACCAGATGGTCAGGTTTGACCCCCCCCTCTTTTGGCGCGGCGGGGTGCAATTGCAATGACCCCCCCACGCATACCCGCCATACCCCCCACCCCTTCACGTTTTCCGAAAAATAGGAGCCACGCGAAAAAATGACCAGCACCCCCGCACCCCAAGATAACCCGTTTCTGGCGCTCATGCGCCGCTATCGTGACGACCCTGTCCGCTTTGCCGAGGAGGTCATTGGCATCGAGCCCGACGAGTGGCAGGTTGAGCTGCTGGACGCCGTCTCCGCGCCTGCCATACGCCGTGTAAGCGTGCGCAGCGGCCACGGCGTCGGCAAAAGTACCGGCGTCGCCATGGCTGCCCTGTGGCATGTGTTGATGCGCGTGCCGAGCAAGACGGTTGTCACGGCGCCCACCAGCGCGCAGCTATTTGATGCGCTGTTCGCTGAGATGAAGGCATTGGCCAAGAAGCTGAAGCCGCCGTTTGACAGCCTGCTGGAGGTGAAGTC